ATGATCTAAATATCCCCGAAAACGTCAGCGTAAGTCATGACTAAGGACGATCAGGTCATAATCGGTCAACAACCCGACGACATAGGCTCTAATCGGCTGCTATCGGTTTTACCGCCGTTATCAGCTGTCACTTATGGCTCAGCGTTGCCCAGAATTCACACTCCGCTTAATGATTTACCGTCTAGGGGCTTCGATCTCATAGATTTAGCGGCTGACATACTCCCAGACGGGCTTATGCCGTGGCAAAAGTTTGCTTTAGAGCACACTCACAAATACAAACCCGACGGTCGATGGGCTACTCCGACTAATTGCGTGGTCGTTGCCCGGCAAAATGGAAAATCATTTTTACAGCAAATCAGAATTTTAGGCGGGTTATTTCTATGGGACGAGCCACTTCAAATCGGATCAGCTCACAGATTAGCCACATCGCTAGAGCAATTTAGGCAGCTGATCAACTTAATCGAGAGCTCCGAAATGCTATCTAAGCGCGTACAGCGTATTAGGTGGAGTCATGGCTCCGAGGAAATCGAAGTCAAAGGTACGACCGGGCAAATTAACCGATTTATCGTAAAGGCTGGCGGTTCAGCTGCTCGAGGAGTTTCCGCACCGTCGGCAATTCATTTAGACGAGCTTCGAGAAATGAAAGACTTAGAATCTTACGCGTCTTTACGCTATACCTTAATGGCTGCCAAGAATCCTATGATTATGAGCTACACAAACGCGGGCGATTCGCACTCGGTCGTTTTAAATGCGTTTCGAGAGCGTGGGCTTGCGGCTGCCGCTGGCGCGGACGACGACATCGGGTATTTTGAGTGGAGCGCACCGACCGACGATATTCAACTTGAATCTAATTGGCTTGCTGCGAATCCTGCGATCGGTCACACGATTAACATCGACAACATACAGGCGGTTCTTAATGATCCGCCCGAAGTCGTACAAACCGAAGTCTTATGCCGCTGGGTTCAGACGATCTCAAGCATTATCGGAGCAAACGAGTGGAATAATTGCCACGATGAAAGCGTCGATCTCGATCCTGAGAAGTTAACTTGGCTTGCGCTGGATATTTCACCGGATCGCAAATTCTGCGCGTTAGTCGGAGCTCAGAAATTGGGCGACGAACGCTTCGTGGTAAAGCTGCTCCACACTTGGGAGAATTCCGTCCAGCTCGACGATCGAGAGATCGCTAACGAAGCGGCAAAGTATTGCCGAAAGTATCCGCTCGAATACTTGCTATACAGCCGCAGAACTAGCGGCGCGGTAGCGGCTAGATTCCAGCCAGCGGGTATCCCGATCTTTGACATGGATTCGGTTTATCCTCAAAGCTGCGACGAATTACTGGGTGCGATCAACTCGGGACGATTACGTCACCGAGGACAGAGCGATTTAACTAAACAGATTCTTTCGGCTGTCCAATTAAAGCGCGGCGATGGTGGCTGGGTTATTGGGCGTCGAGCTTCGCAAGCTGCGGTTTGCGCTGCGGTAGCGACGGCGTTAGTTACACACTTCGCGACACGCCCAGAGATGGACTTCGATATTATGACGGGTTAGTGCTATACGGCTGAGAGAATTCGCGCATGGGTATTCGTGATCTGTTTGCGTCAAAGGTGGAAGCGGTAGCGCCGTTACAAGGTAACGACATCGAAGCTTCATATTTACCTGTCCCAACAACAGATTCGCTTTTTACCTTTAACGGCGGCGTACTTACCGCGACGCGTGAAGAAGCTATGAGTATTCCTACGATCGCACGTGCTCGCGGGATTATCTGTTCGTCCATCGCTTCGATCGGATTACAACTCCGGGACAATACGACGGGGCTCGAAGTGCCAGCGCCCCGCGTTATTCGTGATCCCGATCCACGCGTCACCGGTAGCACGACTTACGTCTGGACAGCTGAGGATTTATTATTTTACGGCTTCGCATATTGGCAAATTACAGAATTATTCGCCGACACTATGCGCGTTCGTTCGGTACAAAGAATCGCACCGACTCGCGTCGGATATTTTTTAAATAATAACGGAACAGAGATCGACCATTACACAATCGACGGCAAACAAATTCCCGATTCTGGCGTGGGCTCGATGGTTGTTTTCTATGGTAACGACGAAGGATTATTAAATCGTGCGGGTCGTACAATTCGCACCGGAGCGGAACTAGAGCGAGCAGCTGCGAACTATGCGCGTGAGCCGATTCCGTCGATGGTATTAAAATCAAACGGAACAGCTTTACCAGCTGATCGAATTGCGAAGCTGCTCGAGTCATGGGGCGTTTCACGTCGTAATCGTTCGACCGCGTTTTTAAATGCTGACGTTGAACTACAAACAGTCGGCTTCGATCCCGAAAAATTACAGCTGTCGAGTGCGCGTTCTTACATCGCAACAGAATTAGCTCGCGCTATTGGTATTCCGGCATTTTACGTTGACGCCGAAACTGGATCGAGCATGACTTACTCAAACGCAAACGTTACTCGCAAAACTTTGCTTGATTTCTCTTTGATTCCGTTAATGACTTCAATTTCCGAACGGCTATCTATGCCGGACTTCGTTCCAAGTTCGCAATCCGTACATTTCCGCTTAGAGGATTACTTACGCGGCAGCGAAGCCGAGCGCGTCGGAATTTACAAAACATTATTTGAAATCGGCGCAATCAGCGTCGAGGAAATCCGACAAGCTGAGGACATGATCAAATGAAACTAAACATGCCGCTACTAATTACGTCAGCCGATAGCGAATCTCGCACAATTACCGGACGCGTCGTAACATGGAACGAAACTGGATCAACGTCCGCCGGACTTACGACGTTTAAACCAGAATCTATCGCGACTAAGAACGTTAAATTATTACTAGAACACGATCGCACTCGACCAATCGGAAAGGTTTTATCTATGACCGCAACCGAACAGGGAATCGACGCGACATTTAAGATCGCGGAAACAACAGCCGGCAACGACGCATTAGTAGAAGCTGCGACGGGTTTGCGCGATGGTTTTAGTGTAGGAGTTAAAGTAAACGCACACGATTTCGTTGACGGAGTCCTGGTCGTTGCTAAAGGTTCGCTCGACGAAGTGTCTTTAGTTTCAGATCCAGCAATCGACAGCGCTCGCGTCAGTTCCGTAGCTGCGAGCGAAACAGAAACCGACGAGGAAGTCGAATCAACCGATGAGAATTCTGATCCCCTAGATGAGGAAACAGAAGAAACAAATCCAACAACCGAAGGAGAACAAGTGTCAGACACTACCGTTCCAGAGAGCGCCGCTGCCGAAACGGTAGAAGCGTCTAAGCATGTCCCAATGGCGTACACCGCGCCACGTTCACCTATTGTCGATAAGGTTTCTTATTTACAGTATTCACTCAAGGCGTCAGTTTTACACGATGAGGACGCTCGCCAATATGTCAAAGCTGCCGATAACACAACATCAACAGCTCCGGGCATGGTTCCAACACCACAAAGCCGTACAGTTATTAACGCGTTAGCAAATGCTGATCGTGGCATGATTGACGGAATTAGTCGTGAGGCTCTCACTGCTACTGGCATGACTTTCGAATTGCCAAAAGTCACAGCGGTTCCAACTGTTAGTGACGTTGCTGAGAATGCTGCGATTACAGAATCAAATCTAAGCGCAACTTATATCTCAGTACCAGTTAACTCATTTAAGGGTCGTGCGATTTCAACGATCGAACTCATCGACCGGTCAGATCCCAGCTATCTAACCGCGCTCCTTCAAAATCTTGAGTTCGCGTACGCTAAGGTCACAGATCAATTTGTAACAGCTCAAATTCAAAACGATGGATCAACAACAGCACAATCAGCAAATTCAGCAACTGGATTCTTAGGCTATACATCGAAAGCTTGTGCCGACGTCTATGGATCATCATTAGGTTTTGCTCGTTCACTCGTAGTTTCTCCAACACAATGGGGCAACATTATGGGCTATAACGACAATGGCGCACCGCTATATAACGCAGCTCAACCATCAAACGCAGCTGGTGACGTTCGTGGCGATTCGCTTCGCGGCGTAGTCGCTCCGGGTCTAAATCTATTCGTTTCACGTTCAATCGGAAACGCTGGATCAACATCAGCTGACGCTGATCTTTCAATGGTTGTAATCAATCCAGATTCTTATACATGGTACGAAAGCCCACGTTTTGAGCTTCGCACTAATGTCAACTCAGACGGAACCATCGATATTCTTTACTATGGTTACGGCGCACTAGCTACAAAAGTAGCTGGTGGAGCTCGCTGGAATAATCTCGCATAACTAAATAATCATCGGTCGTTTCGCTCCCGAGGCGACCGAGCAGAATCTAGAGAGGATCGCTAATGCCAATTATTACGGCTACGGAACTTCGTGACGTGCTGGGCGTTAGCGATTCTCTTTATTCAGACGCATATCTCGATCTTATGATCGCCAGCGCCGAGGGTGCGATCCTGCCGCTGCTAACTGGCTATCAGTCAGCGATTACAGGGATCGAAGTAAAAGACGGCATGGCGTTCTATACGACTCAGCGAATTAACTATTTCGTACCGGGTCAAGCTGTCGTTATTTCAGGCTGCGGAAATGCTTTCGATTTAACCGTTACAGTTAACGATCACCAAATCGCGCCATACATATTCACCACAGCAACAGCCGCACCGGATCAAATTTTTACACCTAAAATTCCCGCAGGATTAGCCGTACTTAATGGCTCATCAGCTGAGGATCTTTATTCAGCCGTAGCGCCTGTAAAGTCGGCGCTGTTAGTCGTATCAGTCGAAGTTTTCCAGTCAATCACAGCTCCGGGCAATACTTCGGCACAGGTTGACTTCAATCCGACGCCGTTCGTACTCGGGCGCTCACTTCAAAATAGGGTTATTGGGCTTTTAGCTCCGTTTATTCAAGTCGAAAATATGGCTCAATAAATGACGACCGTTCAAGCAGACGTTAGAGCACCGTTAGCGACCGCTCTCGCTGGCGTAGCTGCGTCGGTCTATGAGTCAGTTCCCGAAGCGATAATCGCTCCAGCCTGTTTCATTATTCCGGGTACGCCATATATGGAAACGCGTCTAATTAGCAGCGCTATTCAGCTTAAATTAAATTTCACAATTTCGGCGGTCGTCGCCTATAACAATAACGCGGGAGCGCTCGACAATCTCGAGAAGCTCGCAATAGAAATTCTCGCGGCTATTCCGTCGGGATATGAAGTCGGCGACGTATCGCGTCCGTCGA